GGTTAATTAGAAAGATAACCATATCTTATTTGAATGGTAAGGTTATAAATTGGGCTTTGGATTAGGGGTGTATTTTATTTACGGGAGAAGCGAATGGCTTATGCAAAGCAAGTTATACAAAAGCAAAATAAATATTTAGTTGGTTAACGGGAGAAGAGAAATGCTAACTAATCAGCGCAACGAATGGGCGCAAAAGTTTGAGTCTGGTGAAAGGCCTGCTTTGTTAGAAGCCTACGAAGAAATAAGAAATAGTGAATTAGGCAGATTGAGTACACAAGTTGAAAAGCTTGCAGAGTATGCATTATATCTCGAAAAAAAACTAACAAATAACAAGCCTTACTTTATACAAGAGCCTGATTTAACCCTTTGCTCTGTATGCAATCAAACAGTGACCGAACCGCACTACAAATGCGTACATGCTGCAAGTAATACTTTAATAAGCCAAGCTTTTAAAGCTTGGAAAACTGGAGAAAAGAAATGAAAAAGATAATTTTAATTAGTTTAATGTTGGCTGGTGTGGCTCATGCAAAGCTTAATGAGTGCAAATACACATGTGAAACTGGGCCTGATGGGATGCTGTATTGCTCAAATCCTTGTATGTAGTGATACTTTATATATAATTCGGGTTTTAGGTGAAAACATGATAGCTGAAATCCCATTTGATATTTTTAGAGACAAACGTTTAGGGCGTACCGATTACAAGGTTTACGCCTTTTTTTATGTGAATCAAGGCAAAGCATTGCCCAGTGGTCACGCAATAGCTAAAGAAATATCATCAAATCCCGATGCAACATATGACGCAATCAGTAGACTTGAGAGTTTTGGATATATCGAAAAAGTGACAGTAGGAAAAGAAAAGCATGTTAAGTTAATAAAGCATTGTTGACAGAATGCTAAAACTATAATACTATTAAATAGTGGTTCCACTTCCACTTTGACCCGCCCTTCGTTACATAATGAGGGGCTTTTTACAGGAGAAAAGATAATAAAGTTTTTCACAGAAACTGTTAGTAAACTTGTTTATAACGTATAAAACTTATCCACAAAACCACGGCATACTTGTATTAAATAACCATAATAACAAACAAAACAAGGAGTATAAAAAATGAAAACATTGGCTAGGATTATCTTGCTTGGCATAGTCGGCAAAGACCCAGAAATAAAACCAACGAAATCAGGGTTAGCAATTGCTACGTTCCCAGTCGCAACCATGGTTAAAAAGAAAGACCCTAATGGTGCTTATTTTGAATCAACACTTTGGCATAACCTTGTGTCATTTGGCAAGTTAGCTGAGAACATCCAGAAGACCGTCACAAAAGGCTCTAAAATTTACGTAGACGGCACGATTGATTATCAGGAATATCAAGATAGTAATGGAGTATCAAAAATGACTACAAAGATTATTATCAATGATTTTAGCGTTATCAGTAAAAGCGATTATCAGCAATCACGAGACAGCCTTGAATCTGTTGGCAATAAAAGAAAAACTGATTTTGATAAACCGTTGTTTGAAACCGATGACGATATGCCGTTTTAGGAGCTTCGTATGTCTTATTTTTTAATAATAATTAGTAGCGTGGCTAACTTTTTTGTTTTGCATCAGATAATTAAAAGTGGAAAAGAACGTTTTCAAGAACAAGACGAGCGTATGAAGTTACTTGAGAATGAATTTTTATCAATTTATAAAAAGATGAAAACTAAAAATGATTGATTTATACCTGATTTACGGTGGGTTATTGCTGCTAACTATTATACAGATAGTGGCAATTTTACAAATTAACCAACTATGGAGAGTTAAAAAAAATGTCAGTGGCGTTACAAATAAGAGAAACAAATTTGAATTTTCTCGATATGGCAAAAAAATCAAGGCAATTGTGCAAAAAATACATAAGCCATAGAACTAAGTCTGGATATTGTATATACACTTCTTTTATATTTTGCGATGGCTCGAGACTTACTTACAAGCAAACAGAGACAGAATTTTTTTTAATGTCGTGGCAATTTTAGTAAGTGCCCCTGTGAAGGGGCGGTGCAAATGCTGAATTTCACACGTACGGTTAAACCGCGCAGCGAGTATATCAATATTAAATCAAAAAGTTAATCTACTTTTTTGCCAAGTTTTTGCAGGATATCTTTAAGGGCGTTTTTAGCGGTTATAGGAGAAGATTTTTCTACCCGCATGTTTGGTATTAGTTTAGGAAGATCTTTCAATGCACCCCCATTAAAAACGATTTTACAGGCTCTTTCATAGTAAACCAAGAACGCATCTTTATTTTTCTCTAAATCAAAGAACCCAGTTTCACTTGCAGCATGAAAGACAGCTTGATGTGACCATGATGGATTAGAATTGTATTTTAAGTCATAGCCATTGCGACATGCTTCACGAAATGCATCGTTTGGTTCTGGTAACCCATAATCTTTCAATGTTGGTTTACACCACTCAATAAATTCGCCAATACTGGGAATCCATGGCCTGCCTAATGCCCTAGCCTTTTTTAAGCCAATCTGTAATTTAGTCATCGTGTTAATGTTGTTTTCAACTAATGCTAGAAGCCAATTTTTTTTCGCTGCTTCAAACTCAACAGGTGTAGGCCAAGCTTTATTGAACGCTGGAAATATACCCGCTAATTGAGAGAACAAGGAGTTGATAACATTGTAAGATTGCTCAGTAAATCGATCGTCCATATTATTTAATCCAATCTAAGTTTTGAAAAAAAGGGTCGTTCTCCATTTTCTTACCCCATTCGATTGAATCATGATCTAAATGAGTGCTTTGTTTTTTTGCCTTAAGGTTAATAAACCATTCAGCAAAGAAACCTTTCCAGCCACAATTGGCGTATATGGCTAGACATTCGTTTAAATCAAGTCCAGCATTAACTAGCTTGATTAATTCTTCATATACCGACTGCATAGCCGCTTTGTTTAATGAGCCTTTGTTTGCCTTCCTGATTAAAATTAAACGTTCTAAATACTCATTAGACAAATTTAAAGTGTTAATTTCTTGCAGTTGTTTTAATGTAGCCGTCTTACGAGCAACAGGTAAGTTTGTTTCTTGATATTCGTATGGGATTATTTCACTTGAAGAACTTGGAGCATTGTCTTTTGTTTTTTCTAAACACTCTTGAGCTTTCTGAATAACATCCTCTAATTCGTTTTCTTTAGTATTACTGAAAGTAATACTTTCTTTAGATTTAGAATTAATGGTATTTTGGGTGTCGCTGGGAGACACTAGGGGGGTGTCACTATACGACACTAGCATGGTGTCGCTGGAAGACACTAGCACACCATTTTTAGCGGTATTCCATAAATAATCTTTTTCATTTATTTTAATTCGGGATATATAGCCTTTTCTCTTTAATTTATTTGCTATATTTATAGCGTTTCTGCGATTTATCCCGAGCGCATCTGCTATCCATTGGTAAGAAAATGAAGCTTTAACTTTTGGATTTGGATTACTTTCCATCTGTTCGATTTGGCCGTAAAAACGCAAGTCATTCCCATTTAAATCCGTATCCCAAAGGATATAAAAAGGTATGACAGCTCTATAACCCAATTCTCGTTGATAAGTGTTGCTATTTTGACCATTCATTGGTAAAATTTCCTTCGGTTTTTATTATTATTTTTAACTTCAACTGTTAAATCCTTTTGGGTTTCAATTTTTGTTTTGATTGTGGTAATAAACTCCTTAATGGTTAATGATTAAATGTTATTGTTATTATTGTTTCTAAAGTCCAACTACGTGTTTTAAGCACGCCCGACGGCAATCGGGCAATGCAGGGATTTAACTTAAATTTTTTTAATTTTTGCAATATCTAGCACTTGATAGTTAGTATATTCTAGGTATTCTTGAATTAAAAAGTTTTCAGCGTTATTAATAAAATTCTTAAAAGCTTCATTTGCTTCTTCATCTTTTTCGTCGCAAGCTAAAGAATAATAAGCAATATAATCTTCAGCTGCTTTAATATTTTCGCCGAAATACTTTTTAACACGTGTTTGAAATTCATTATAGTCAATTAAAATTTTTCCTCGTGTGTTAAAATGCATATGTTCTTCATCTGTTTGTAACCAAAATTTTTCTGCAAAACTCATATTAATGGTGCATTGTTTAATGTGGTCTATAAATAGTTCGTCATTTTTGTATAAATTTTTTACCGCAATGTATTTAGCTTCGTTTAATGTTGGCGCTTCGACAATATAAAAATCATCAGGGGAAATACCACATTCTGGAATAATCAAATAAATGTTCATCTTTATAATATCCTCTAAAAAACAAATAAAAATTAACAACTAGAGGTTTACAAGTAAGAAAGATATGGATATAATTTACTCATATCGTAACTCTGCTCAAAACTTATAGTTGCGGTATTCAATGGCCTACGCCAAGGTTAGCTGAGAGGGCTGAATCTCTCAACTAACCCATCTTATATTAAGTTTATTTTTAGATCAAATCCTTTTCATGCAAGTCTCTAGCGATGTTTGCAATTTCTATTGCTACTAACTGAAGTGTTTTTTCATATATTTTATTGTCTTGATGACAATAAACGCGCATAAAATCCTTTATTTGTTGATAAATTAAAGGATTAAGTATGCACTTTACTTTTTGTTCCATGTCCTCGATCTCCTTGAGTGTTATTATTTCCATCATTCGGCCTCAACAATATTTGTATTAATCAAACTTTCTGCTATTTGGTCTTGTAAATAAGTACCTTTAACATCGATTGTGATTGTATCTGCATGAAAAATTTTATGTAAGAGATAACCAGTTGAAGCCACAGTAAAAAGTGATAGGCTTAGTATTAAAACAACTAAGCAAATTTTGATTGTATCATTAAGACTCATCAAGTAATTCCTGAATTATTATTGTTATAATATCTTGTGTAAATTGTTTTGCAATTTCATCGATTTTATAACTGCATACACCAGCGTTTAACAGGTTGGCTTTTATGCAGTTATTTAACTTTGATTCAAACTCCGTTTTTTTGTTATCCATAGTCATCCTTAATCTGGCATGGGTTTGTCGTAAACTGGGTCATGTCTAAAATCAGCTTTCAATACACCGCCTGTAATTTCTTGTATTTTAATCTGATGCCGCATCGGTATACCGCCCTTGCGTCTCCAGTCTCTTAGGGTTGTTATGCTATAACCAGTGGCTTTTTGCACATCATTCCAAACTTTAAACCAGTGTACCCAAACATCTTCAAGTGTCATATATTTCCTTTGTTAAATTAAAAGTTTATGATATCATTTCTGTGACAAAAAACAAAGGAGCAAATAACAAATGATTGTAGATATTTCAAACGATGAGTATCATGCAAGTGAAGGATATTCAAAAAGTGCATTAGTGCTTTTTAAACAAAGTCAGATAAAATTCTATCATGAATATATACTTAAACAAAAAGAACAAAAACAAAACGATGATTTATTGCTTGGTAATCTGGTTCACTCCTTAGTATTGGAGCCAGAAACCATTGCCAACCGTTATCATATTTATGAACATATAAACAGGTCAACAAAAGACGGTAAAGCTCAAGCAAAAGAACTAGAAGAGATTGAGAAGTCAGGATTAATGTTGATTAAACAAGACATCTTTGACGAAGCTAAAAATATTTCTGAATGCGTATTAAATAATAGCATTGCTAAAAGCATTATTGACAAAAGCGCAAAAGAAAAGTCGCTCTACTGGGTCGATGAATTGACAGGACTCACTTTTAAAAGCAGGCCTGACTTACTTGATACAAAGATATCTGGTGATTTAAAAACATGCCGTGATATTACTAATATTGGTTTTAGTCGTGCTTGTGTTGACCATGGATACTACCTGCAAGCTGCAATGTGTAAACTAGCCATGCAAGCCAATGATTTAGACTTTGAGCGCTTTGTTTTTATCTGTATTAGCAAAACAGAGCCGTACGAAGTAGTTAACTTTGTGTTAGACGAACAGGCAGTTGAATACGGTATTAATCAATTTAAATGGTGGTCGATGAAACTAGCCGAAGAGTTAGAAAAGAACGACTGGCTAAGACCAAGAGTCGAAACATTATCAGTACCGAAATGGGTGGAGTGGAATCAATGAACGATTTAGAAATAATGGATAGACAAGCAAAATTAATTGAAGACCAAAGACGGTTATTTAAAAGCACGGTTGAGCAGTTTAAAAAAGATGTTGTTTATTTAAAAGGTTGCGTAAGTGTGTTAATCGAAATGTGTGACGATACAGACCCTATTGTTAATGGCTTACCGCATGTAATAAACCATATATCCGAAATGGAGTCCATGTTAAACGAATTCGAATACAGGATGAAAGACCATGAATCAAATTAAAACATACTCACCCGAATACACAAACGGCGAGTTCGGATTAGGATTTGCAAATGCCGATACTGTACAACAACAACGAACCGATTTACATGGAACCAGCGAAGCAAGAGCGGTTGCAGAAGTACAGGCTCAGTATGTCATTGCTAAACGTTTTCCGAGAAATCAAAATGAAGCATATCGCCAAATCATGGAGTCATGCAGACGGCATACACTGGCAGAACAAGCAATGTATGCTTATCCAAAAGGTGGTCAACTAGTTAACGGGCCAAGTATTCGTTTAGCTGAGGCCATGGCAAGCGCTTGGGGAAATCTAGATTGTGGCGTCCGTGAAATTAGTCAAGCTAATGGCGTTAGTGTTGCTGAGGCCTATGCTATTGACCTACAAACAAATACACGTGTCGTTAAAACATTTCATGTACCACACTTCCGAGACACAAAAAAAGGCAAACAAAAGCTTACAGACTCAAGAGACATTTATGAGTTAGTAGCTAATCAAGGCGCAAGACGTTTAAGAGCTTGCATTCTTGCAGTTATTCCCGGTGATGTCATTGAAGCAGCCATTGAACAATGCAAGCGCACACTTGAGACTAGCGAGATTCCTATGTCGGAACAAATTAAAAGGCTTGTTATGGCATTTGATGAGATAGGCGTTAAAGTAGAGCACTTAGAAGCGAGATTGGGTCATAACCTAGACGCTACTATACCTCAAGAGCTTGTAACGCTTAGAAGTATTTACAAGTCGATTAAAGACGGCATGGCGGGACGTGAAGATTTCTTTGATGCGTTTAAGAAAACAGAGAAGAAACCAGCCGAGAAAGCAAAGGAAGAACTAGAGGAATTACTTAAGTGATAAAAACAAAGTTTACATATGAGCACGATTTGTTTTTAACTGACGCGCTTGTGAAAAACATAAAATCTATACAAGAGTACGTAGAAAAGTATGATACCAACATTGATAAAAATATAGCTGCTATGGAAATAGCAGTTAATCTATCGATTGCTCTCATGCTCAATGTGACATCACATAGTGTACAGCCAGAGGGTTACGCAGAAGTATTGGATGAAGTACTGGATGAAATCGAAGATAAGTTCAACAAATTGTTAAACAAAGAGCTTAAAAATCCAATGTACAATTAACAAATCATAAAAAAACATTTAACAAAAAATAATAAAAAACCCAGTGATTGCTGGGTTATCTCTACAAATCACAACACCATCATCTTCTAAAAGCATAATACAAACCAGCTCCAATTAGCCCAGAACCAGCTACGGCGCAATCAATAGCCGTTTCAACGTCACTTTGAAAAGACGCAGATATAAGGATAACAACGCCAAATAATCCAAACATTAATCCAACTTGCTTTGCATAAGCCATTCGCTTCTCCCGTAAATAAAATACACCCCTAATCCAAAGCCCAATTTATAACCTTACCATTCAAATAAGATATGGTTATCTTTCTAATTAACC